CTAATGACTAGGTTTTGATATAAGCACTTCAAGGAAGCTCAAATTTAAGCTTGCCATTATAAGCACTTACTTCTTTGGTTGTTTTCAAAATCTCAGTTATGATCCGGGAAGCTCTCATACTTTGGACAATAAGTACGTCACGATGACGCACATAGAATCCTTCGTCGGAGAGAGGTATATCTACCTTTCCGATAAGGTCTCTTAACTTATTAGGTTGAGATCCCATACCGTAATCGTAGAGGGAGTCATAGCTTTTGAGATAAATCTCTTCAGCTCTCCCATATACCTGTAAGAATGGAACTGATTCGATTAAATCAAAGCAGTCCATTCCACCGTCCCTTAGGGATGTTATGTGACAGACCATTTCAGTAGCTAGGTCTCCCAAGCTACCTTTTGTTTTGTCACTAACGATCCTTTCCCTAGACTTAAGATAAAGTTGCTGTACGACTTGGACAGTTACCCATTGCACAAAAAGTGTTTGGTTAACTTTCTTTTGTCATACAATTTTCTTTATCGGAAAGATGGTCTTTACGTAAGCATATAAAGCCTTACCTAGTTGACCTTTCCCTTGTAAAGTTTTAAGAAAGGAGATTACCAAATTAAGTGTAGGTTTGAATTTAGACCATCTGGTCCGGTTCCAACCTAGAACTTTAACGAGGTAATTCCCTAAGTCAGACATCAAATCAGTGTTCCAACACTTATAGTCAAACTCTTGGACGATGATGGCAATACTAGAAATAGTCTCGCACCGTCGTTCATATAGAGCAGCTAAAGGGAAGGGAGATACATTAACACCATGGAGCCGAATTTGCTTAGCAAACTCGAAACCATAAGGTGATTCATGTGTCTTTGAATATTGAATTTCAATATCCCACTCAGTCAGAAGCTTTTTATATTCACTAGCTAATTTATCGTTAGCAATAACGATATCATCACCTAGTAACATATAACGAGCCCTCTTTCATCGTAGGTTGGCCTTTTTACAGGCTTTCCAAACGAGGAAGTGGTGTGCTAATGATGTGGAATTAAAGGATGAGTATATCCCCATAGGGTTACCTGTCTTATAATAGGCAGGGTAACCCTTGTAAAAATAGGGAGAACCGACCATTAATTCTTTTCATGCATCAGCATACTCTGAACCGAACCAAATAGATAGTATACGTTGGTTTATTACTATTGGAAACCTATCAGTAAAGGCCTTAAGGTCGATACTATGATAAGAACTTCCAATAGAATTTTCCAATGTATAAAATAATTTGGTTTGATCTGATGTACAGTCTTGTCGAATTCTTGAGAGAACTTTAGATAGATAATTATGCAAAGGTAGCAAAGCTGCCTGAGTATAATAATCTCCTATAGCGACCTCTCGTATTTTCCCTTCTTTATCTTGGATCTTTGCCAATCTTCGAGAGACCAGACTACCTTTGCGGGTAGCTCGGGAATCAAAGAAAAGCGGGATCCTAAGATAGAGAGAGGAAAACCTACTCATAAGGTCAACTAACTTCTCACCAGCGGTAGCTTTAATAGCATCCCACTGTTTAGGGGTAAGAGACATTATGTCCATGTATGAAGTTCAAAGGGCGTGTCCATTAGGACCACTCTTTGAACTCATATGAAATTCCTTAAAGCGTAATGCTTTAGGGACTTTTCCAATGGTTGTAGTATTCA